TTCGGTCATGGTCAATGATAAGCAAGAGACAATCGAATGTATAGGAGTAACTGTAGATGATTAAGGCAACGTACATTGACCACATGGGTACAGACTTGACGGTAGCTAACGCTGCACGGGTATCCTTTGGCAAGACAAGTGAGATGGAGGATGATCCTTGGGGGCCACCCAAGCTCAAAGCTAAGGACGATAAGCTCATTCGTTATCTTGCCAAGCATCGTCACATTTCTCCATTCGGACATTGCTTTGCATCCTTTCACGTTAAGGCTCCAATCTTTGTAGCACGACAGCTAGTCAAGCATAAGTTCCTACGTTGGAATGAAATCAGTAGACGTTACGTTGATGATGAGCCTGAGTTCTACACTCCTTATGCGTGGCGTGGACGTAGTGCCGACAAGAAGCAAGGTAGTGAGGGTGTAGTAAATGTGGGTGACTGGGGAAGCTCAGGCTGGGCGGCACTTAAAGCCTACAAAGACCTACTATCTCACGGTGTAGCACCTGAGCAAGCCCGTATGGAACTGCCACAGTCTACTATGACTGAGTGGTACTGGTCAGGTAGCCTAGATGCCTTCTCTGATATGTGTAACCTACGTTGCAAGCCTGACACACAGGCAGAGACACGAGAGGTAGCTGACCAGATTGATCGTAAGATGCTTGAACTATTCCCTGTATCGTGGGATGCGCTAACGGAGGATGAATCACTTGGGTAAACTGTATGACTTAGAGCCAATGATACTGGACTGTTGGCGTGTATGTAATGACCTTGAGGTGGTGTTCAAGCAGATAGGTGATGGTGAACGTGAGCCTACGCACGATGAGATGATGAACACCTTGATGGGTATGCAACAGCTATACGAGTGGAAGTTTGAGCAGCTGTTCTTCAAGTATGAACAGGTAATAGCAGAGGGTAGAAAGAACCATGATTAGACCCATGACACCAGAGGAACGTAAGGCATCACAAGATCGTGACGAGGTTAACAAGTGGCGCAAGTGTGTTAGTTGTGGTAATGCAAGCAAGGACACATGGTGTGGCTTCTGTCTGGAGGAAGAATAATGATAAACAGTGAGTGGCGAAAGTTGATATCAGAACAAGAGAACTTTAAGGAGACGGTAATGGCAGAACATACAGCAGACATCGTGAATGAACCCAAGCATTATGCACGGTGGAAGATCGAACCTATCACATACATCATGCAGAATGGCTTTGAGTTCTGGCGTGGGAATATCATCAAGTATGCCAGTCGTGCAGGTTACAAGCCCTACGAGGGAATGAGTAAGGCTCAGTGCGAGATCACAGACCTTGAGAAGGTCATTCGTTATGCACAGATGCGTATCAATCAACTTGAGGGAAAGGATAAGCTATGAGCGATAGTAACATAAGCATCAAGGAGGTTGTTAAAATGTGTCATAGGCTCGCTCATAAGTATAAGGCAGGTCACTCACACTTTGATGATTTGGTTAGTGAGGGTGTATTAGAGTGCTTAGAGATTATAAAAAAGTTGGAGAGTGAAGGTGAGCAAGCCTCTGACCACTGGGGTACGTTATATAGGCGAGCTAACAGCAGGATGCACGACTATCTTAACCTAGATTTATTTCCAGTACAGATACCCGCATCTTGGGTATCGAGGAATTTGGCTAGGGGTGTTGATATTGAAGACCTTGGAGATCATCACACTTGGAGTGAAAAGGGGTTAGACCACCTAAGAAATACCCTAAAGTCTGAGGTTGTGAGCCTTGAGGCGGGACACATGATAGGAAACTCTTACGAGCAGGAGTATGAACAGAAAGACTTTAATGAGAAGTTTAAGTCCCTGCTTAATAAAAACCTTAGTGATGCGGATAACTTGTATATATACATGCGCTTTGTAGAGGATATGACAATGGAGGAGATTGCTGATTTTATGCAGGTTAAGAAGTCAACTATTTCTAAGAGGGAAAAGAAACTCTTGGAAAAGCTGAGGGACATTGTTCCATTATAGCAACACTCCAGAAATGTTTGATATTGGGTGGAAACAAGTTGTCTTTAAGGTCTGTATATATATATGTACCCCTTTTGTTAAGCCCTCCGTTAAGGTAGACCAGTAAAGAAAGAGACTCTAGTATGATTAAAGAGAAGCACGAGAGCATACAAAAGTTACCTTGTCCCTATACTGACTGTGGTAGTAGTGATGCGTTTTCTTACAACACTAAGGGGTTTGGCTTCTGCTTTTCTTGCAGGTCAAACTACCCATCCAATAGCCCCAAGTTTGATTGGGTTGCCCAGAAGTACCCCCCACTGGGGACAGTTAATAGAGAGGACAACGATTTGTTTGATGCAGAGCCTAGCCCGGTCAGGGAGGTTATCAGGAAGAATGGTGACGGGGAATACCTTCCAATGCGAGGTCTTTCAGAGCGCACTATGGAGACTTATAACGTAAAGACCTACAACAAGGGAGCTAAACAGGAGTATGTGTACCCCTCCGGTGGAATTAAAACCCGTGACCTAAAGGACAAGGACTTCTATGTGTCAAAGGGCTTCAAAACCGATGAGTTATTCGGCATGAATTTCTTCACCGCTGGTTGCTCTAAGACTTTGACTATCACTGAGGGTGAGCTTGATGCGTTATCGGCTTATCAGATGTTAAACAACCGGGATGGTTACATATCCCCTGTTGTGTCCTTGCCCTCAGCAACCCCAAGCAAGTCGTTATGGGAGGTCTGCAAGCCGTACTTGGACTCCTTCGACCGCTTGGTTTTATCCGTTGATAACGATAAGGCTGGAAATGAGATTGCTGATAAGATTTGTAAGATGTTTCCATCCAAAGTCTTTCGGGTATCCCACAACAAGTTTAAGGATGCTAACGACTTCCTAGTTGGAGGTGCGTCTAAGGAGTTTGTCAACGCTTGGTTCAATGCTTCAAAGTACGTCCCAGATAACGTACTAAACACAACTGAGCAGTTTCTTGACCTATTCGAGAACTCGCCCTCTCACAACTATGTTCCAACCGGGATTAAAGCTCTTGATGAGAAGATACTTGGTTTGATGCAGGGGCATTTCACTGTTATTAAGGCCCCCACAGGCATAGGCAAAACTGAGGTTATGCGTCTGTTGGAGTATAACATGCTCAAACAAGGTATCCCCATTGCCACTTGGCACTTAGAGGAGACTAAGTTACGCAGCTTGTTGGGCCTAGTGTCTTACGAGGCTGACCTAAACCTTACACGGCGTGACCTCATCGAAGAGGAGGGGGCTACAGAGCTTGTTAAAAAGACTATCACCAGTCTTACAGAAAACGGCCTACTGTATCAATTCTTCCTGCAAGATGGTCAAGGGGTCAACGAGTTGTGCGACCAGATACGTTACTTTAGTCAGGCTTGTGAATGTAAGTACATATTCTTTGAGCCTATTCAAGACGTAGTTGTAGGAAGCTCTGACGATAGCAAGGAGAGTATGTTGGCTGACCTTTCAATTCGGCTATCGAAGTTAGCTGCCGAACTTGATGTTGGTATTGTCACCATTGCCCACACTAACGAAGAGGGAGACCCGAAGTATTGCAGAATGATTGCACAACGGGCCAGCGTTTTGATTGACCTATCTCGTGATAAGGAAGCTGATACCTTGATTGACAGAAACACTACTTCTATTGTAGTTCAGAAGAATCGTCCTGCATCTGTCGAGGGTGTCGCTGGGAAACTCCGCTTTAGTACGGACACGTTTAAACTAAGAGAGGTGAATGAGTGAACAGAATATTCGATATTGAAACAGATGGCTTAAACAGCACAAAGATACACGTCTTGTCTTGGTCCGATGACTTGGGTGAAACAGTTAATTCCACACACGATTACGACGAGATGCGTGAGTTCTTTATGGCGGATGATACTCTCATTGGACATAACATTGTCAGATTTGACGTACCAGCGGTGGAAAGTGTCTTGGGCATTAGGGTTAAGGCCCGGTTGATAGACACTCTCGCTGTCGCTTGGTATATAGACCACCATCGTACACGTCACAACCTAGACCTTTATGGGGAAGAGTACGGTGTACCTAAGCCAAAGATTACAGATTGGGAAAACCTTTCTGCTGAGGACTATAAACACCGTTGCCAAGAGGACGTTAAGATCAACTCTAAGTTATGGAAAGACCTCAGCCGCAAGCTAGGTAAGCTGTATAAAGATCAGCCAGAGGACAAAGAGCGACTGTTGGACTACCTCACGTTTAAGATGGACTGTGCGGCAGAGCAGGAGGGGCTACAGTGGAAATTAGACGTAACAAAAGCTGAGGGATACTTAGCCGAGTGGGAGGAACTTAAAGCTGATAAGATTAACCAACTAGCGGATGCTATGCCAGAGGTTGTAAAGTACAAAGAAGCCATCAAGCCATCTGAGGATAAGATGTGGAAGAAGAACGGAGATATGTCTGTTGCTGGAGAAAACTGGCTTGACCTCTGTGCTGAGTACAAGGTTCCTACCACCACAGTTAGTTTGCGTGTTGTCCACAAACGAGAGAGGGCTAATCCCAACTCTTCACCACAGGTAAAAGCGTGGTTGGGAAGTCTTGGTTGGGAACCTACTTCCTTTAAGTTTGTTAAGGGTACAAACAACAGCCCTGATAGGAGTGTCGAGCAAGTGACTGTCAATGGAGAACTTTGCCCGTCAGTCTTAAAGTTGGTTAACAAAGACCCTGCTGTGGCTATCTTAGACGGTCTATCCGTATTGTCACACAGGCTTGGTATTATTAAGGGGATGCTAAATGCTCAACGAGATGGTTATGTTCAAGCTAGTATTGCTGGCTTCACTAACACTATGCGGTTTCGACACGCCAAGCCATTGGTAAACTTACCGGGTGTGGAAAAACCCTATGGTGCTGAAATCAGGGGGTGTCTTATCTGTCCAGACGATTATGTTTTGTGTGGAGCAGATATGACTTCCTTGGAAGACACTACAAAACGACACTACATGCAACCGCATGACCCAGAATACGTTGAGGAGATGAGTAAAGAGGGCTTTGACCCCCACTTAGACTTGGCAAAGTTCGCAGGGGTCATAACACAAGAGGACATAGACTTGCACAACTCCGGGGAGCGCAGCCTCAAAGCACTCCGTAAAAACTACAAAGTGGTTAACTACAGTGCCACCTATGGTATAGGGGCGTCTAAACTAGCTCGTGAGACAGGCATGAAGCTGGCTGAGGCCAAGGAGTTGTTAGATGCCTTCTGGGAACGTAACAAGGCAGTCACTCAGGTTGCAGAGGACACAAAGACACAGGAGTGCATCGACAGCCTTTGGTTATGGAACCCCGTTTCTAGGTTCTGGTACGCTCTTCGTAACGAGAAGGATAAGTTCTCCACGTTGAACCAAGGTACTGGGGTTTTCTGTTTTGACACTTGGGTTTCTGAGTGCAGAAAGGGTGGGGTAAAAGTTATTGGGCAATTTCACGATGAGGTCATTGCCCTAGTAAAGAAAGGGGAGGAAAAACTTGTAGAAACTACGATGAAAAGGTCTATGGACCTACTAAACAAGGATTTACAACTAAACGTACCTTTGGGTACTGATGTGCAGTTCGGTGAAAGTTACGCCGATATTCACTAAGTTGTAATTAAATGTCTGAATCTTGGAAACTTTTCAGGATTTAGGTCTGTATTATATTATATGGAAACATGCGAGGAACTCGACACATGACTAAATACACAATGGATATGGTACTGCAATATGCTAAGGTTTTCCCTGAGAACGCCGATTATGGAGACCCCCGTGGAAACCGTATCGCAAAGAGCATTGCCGACAAAGGGGGCCAGTACATTGTACAGGCTTATTTCACTGACCCGTCTCAGATTGAGGAGCTTCTCCAAGATGGGCTAAAGCCTATAGTTATGGACAACCCACGAATTATTGACGGGGATGCCCAATTTGGCATTGGTAAGTACATGAAGCTAAAACGTGGCGTAACGGACATCAAGACGTTTACAGACCGAAATGGCAAACCCTTTGAGAAGGACTACGGAGGAGCGCCGGGTATCGTGAACCTAACCGAGGGGGTCGATAATAAACGAGCTTGGGTCTTTAGTGAGGATGGTCCACTTGGTAATGGGACTGAGGCCAAGGTCCAGTTTGACACCTACTCTAATGGTTCGGGGGTTCGCCTCTTGAATATTGGGGTTACTAACCACGTCCCCTACTCTGAGGGTGGGCCGACAGAAGACGATCAACTGTTTATGGTAGGATAACACATGGAACTCACAATGACTGTTAAAAACGACAAAGAGGAAGACGGTTTTACTGGCAGTGTAACTATGGTCAGGAGTGACATAGACGATCTGTACAGCTTAGGCCGAGCGTATGGCGACTTCACTAGGGCTATCGGCTTTCCTTATGTAGAAGATGTTGCCTTTGAAAAGGATGATGGTCAAATGGTGTTTGGGGGTTTTTGATGAAAGGTGGAAAGGTTCTTATAGACGGTGATATAATTGCTTATCAAGCAGCCGCCTCAAAAGATAAGGACTTGCCTTCAGATGCTATAAATAAGACAGAGGAGATTATGGGGGATGTGCTGGAAGCGACTTGCACATTTCCCGTAAGCTCTAATGACTACATAGTTTACCTTACTGGCAAGAACAACTTTAGGTACGAGATAGCAAAAGCTGCCCCATACAAAGAGAACAGGCAGGGTAAGGACAGGCCAAAGTACTTAGAACTAACTAGGCAATACCTTATTGATAGTTACTCAGCAGTAGTTAGCGATGGGGAGGAGGCAGATGATCTAATTGGCATAGCTGCAACTAAGTATGGTCCTACAACCATTGTGGCGTCCATCGACAAGGA